GCGCGCGACGTTGTGCCGGGCGACATTGTCGAGCTGCGTGGCGGCGACCGGGCGCCCGCCGACGTCAAGCTTCTCGACGCGGTCGAGCTCGCTGTCGACGAGTCGGCGCTGACCGGAGAGGCTCGACCCGCGGCCAAGCGCGCCGGCGCAGACGCGGAGGACGCCGCTCTCGCCGAGCGCGCGTCGCTCGCGCACGCGGGCACGATCATCGCCCGCGGGCGCGCAACCGGAGTGGTGTGCCGGACCGGTCCGCGCACCGAGTTCGGTCGGATCGCGACGATGGCGTCGGGCGTTCGTCGCGCCGCAACGCCGCTGCAAAAACGCCTTGGACGGCTCGCCCGCACGCTGGGCGCGGCGGCGATCATGGTGGCTCTTTTCGTCGCGCTTGTCGGAATCGCTACTGGGCGGCCGGCGCTCGAGATGTTCATGACCGGGGTGTCGCTGGCTGTGGCGGCGGTGCCCGAGGGCCTGCCGGCCGTGGTCGCGCTCAGTCTGGCGCTCGGGGTGCGGGCGATGGCCAAGCGCAATGCGCTGGTGCGCCGGCTCCGCGCGGTCGAAACGCTCGGTTCGGCGACCGTGATCTGTGCGGACAAGACCGGCACGCTCACCACCGGCCGGATGGCCGTCGCGCAGCTCGTCACGGCGTCGGGCGCGGTCGAGGCGCCGTTCCGCACGACCGGTCCGGAAGACGCCGAGGCGATCGCCGCGCTCGAGACCGCCGCAGTGTGCAACGACGCGAGTTTCGACGAACAGGATCGTGCGACCGGCAGCCCGACGGAAGCGGCGCTGTTGGCCGCGGCGCGCACCGCCGGCGTCGAAGCGGCGCGCGCCGCGCGGCGGGTGCGCGAGACGCCGTTCACCTCCGAGCGCAAGATGATGACGGTCGTCGTGTCGCATGCGGAGGGTCTCGCCGCTCACGTCAAGGGCGCGCCCGAGCGGGTGGTTGCGCGCTGCGCCAGGGTCCGCGTCGGCGACGCCGATCACGCGCTTGGCGACGATGCTCGCGCGGCGTGGCTTGAACGCGCGTCCGAGACAGCCTCGCGCGGCTTGCGCGTCATCGCTCTGGCGCGGGGCTGGAGCGATGACGGAGATGAGGATCGCTTGACGCTCTTAGGGCTCGCCGGTTTGCGCGATCCGCCGCGCCGGCATGCGCGCGAGGCGGTCGAGACGGCGCACGCCGCGGGCGTGCAGGTGATCATGATCACCGGCGACGCGCCCGACACCGCCGCAGCGATCGCCGCCGATGTCGGCCTCGAGACAGGGGACGTGATCCAGGGTCATGAGATCGACGCGCTGGACGACGCGACGCTGACGGCGCGGCTGCGCGCCAGCGCGGTGCTGAGCCGTACGACGCCCGAGCACAAGCTGCGCGTCGTTGAGCTGCTTCAGCGCGCCGGCGAGATCGTCGCCATGACCGGGGACGGGGTGAACGACGCGCCGGCGCTCAAGAAGGCCGACATCGGCGTCGCCATGGGCGTGCGCGGGACCGATGCGGCGAAGGCCGCCGCCGATATGGTGCTCCTCGACGACGATTTCTCCACGATCATCGAAGCCATGCGCGAGGGCCGGCGACAGGACGACAACATCCGCAAGTTCGTTCGCTTCCTGGTCTCGGCCAACTGCGGCGAAGCGCTCGCGGTCGCGGGCAACATCGTCGTTGGCGCGCCGCTGATCCTCCAGCCGGTCCAGATCCTCTGGATGAACCTTGTAACCGACGGCGCGCCCGCGCTGGCGCTCGGGTTCGAGCGCGCCGAGCCCGAGGTCATGGCGCGCCCGCCGCGCCAGCCCGCCGCGCCGGTGCTCTCGCGCACGATGGTGCGCGATATTACCGTGTACGGATCGGCGTTGGGCGCGATCGCCTTGGCGTTCTTCCATCTGAACACCGCGGCCGGCGTCGTGGTCGCCCAGACGTTTGCGTTCTCGGCCCTGGTCGTCATCCAGCAGCTGATGATCCTCAACTTCCGGGCGGACACGGCGCCGATCTCGAAGATCGGCTGGACGTCCAACCCCTGGCTGCTCGGCGCGATCGCAAGCTCGATCGCGCTCCAGTTCGCCGCCGTCTACCTCTGGCCGCTCAACGCGGCGCTGGGCGTCGCGCCGCTGCCGGCGTGGTCGTGGGGCGCGTTCATCCTCATCGGCGCTGCGATCGTCGCTGCGTCCGAGGCGGTCTTGGTCTTCAAGGCGTGGAAAGGCGCAGGCGCGCGCCGCTGACGCAGGCACAGCTGCGAGCGGCCCGAACACATCGCCGAGCCCGATCAAGGTGCTGATTTTGCGCTGAGAAGTGGCTCCCCGGGTAGGACTCGAACCTACGACCCAGCGGTTAACAGCCGCTTGCTCTACCAACTGAGCTACCGAGGACCAGATCGTCCGCCGCAGGGCGGGCGATGGGGCGTATAGCAGAGGTGTTTTGCCCGCGCAAAGCGCACAAGGACCGAAGCTGCGATTGGCCGCGCCCGAAAGCGCAAGGCCGTGACGCCTGGGTCAAAGGAGAGGCGGCGAATCGACTGCGCGCTCCCCGTGGATCCGCGAAAGAAAAAAGGGAGCCGCAAGCGGCTCCCTTAAGGCGTTGGGTGAATGGTGGGGTGTCTTCAAGGGAAGACAACGCCAACCTCGCCTGACGTGGTTAATTAAAGATTAACGCGCCGAGCTCTCGTAGAATCTTCATTAAGCATAAGGCCGCCGACCGGGGGCGGCGAACCCAAGCGGCGCGGGCGCTTACTGCGAGACCGGCCGCGAAACCGGGCGCAGGATCAGCGCCGCGCGCTCGTTGGCGCGAGTCTCAGTTTTCCAAGACATTCGAGGGATTTGGAGGCGCCGCCCGGAATCGAACCGGGGTGCAAGGATTTGCAGTCCTCTGCGTAACCACTCCGCCACGGCGCCAAGTTATTGAAATAACACGATAAATAAGACTTGGTGGAATCGTGTTTTCCAATATTTCGCCCGATGTTTTCCAAAAGTGGGGATCGGGCGCGCGATTCGGTATCCCGCCGCGCCGGTTTGATCAAGCGCCTCGGTGTACCCGCCTCAACATCTCAGTGGCGCGGCTTGATCAAATGCCGAGGTTCATTTGCCTCGATACCAGGTAAATAAAATGCCGCAAAATCAGGCATATATCGGTGGGAACCGAATAGTTTTTGGGGATACATGGGTGAGGGGGGATTGTGAGACCCCCCGCGACTCCCTTTTAATGCTTGAGCGGTCCGCTAGTACCCTGTCGCTGGCCGCGAGCCAGCCGGCATATCCGGTCTGACGAGGGGCCAATCTACCATTGGGACGGTGGAGAGGTCTTGGCTAGGGCGGGCCGCGGCGTTCGTATTTGAGAGAAGCGCCGCGGTCCCGCTTACCATCAGCACCGAAGAATCAACGGCTCTGACCATAACAACGGTACCGTTGTTACTTTGACCGCGCAATTTGCGCGGAGAGATAATTCGATTTTTTCCGCAACAGAATTATGCGTCCACATTTGTGTTCGCTGGCGTACACAATTGTGCGCACTCATTTTTGGTCACGCTTTCAACGCTCTAATCTGAGAGCCACAAATCCAGCTCAGAAATCGCTGATTTTGCATGCCGCTTCGTATCTGCGCGACGCGCGTAGTGGAGCGCCGTTGCAAGTGTCCGTTTTTGCATCGCGTCTTTTGCGGTCCTCAAATCCACGCCTCTTTCTGCGAGCGCCGCGCCCAGCGTGTGATTCAGGCCCTTCATTGTGAGCCCTTCTCCTAGGTCGCCCGAGGCGATCATCTCTCTCAGGAAGTCCCCTGACGCCTTGTAGAGCGCATTTGCGGTCGAGAAGGGTTTATCCCGCTTGTTGCTGGCGATCATGTCGGCTGGGCGCTTGCCTTCGAATACCCATGCCAGCGCCGCGGGGATGCTCTGCACCGTCTCAAACGCGGTTTTGTCGCTCACGTTGGCGATGCCCTCGGGCGTCACGGCTTCCCACCCGATGTCCGGTATCTCAGACGGCCGGAAACCCAAGAGTGCGAGCGCATAGGCGCGGGCGAGCCCGATGGGCGCCGCTTCAAGGGCCGTACGAACTTCGTCAGGTCGCCAAGGCCGGTTTCGGTCGGGCAGGTTGCGAGGGCGCTTCGGAAGCGTCACAGCGCGCCACGGGTTCTCAGAAACGAAGCCATACTCGACGCCGTATTTCCACAGTACACGGCACACTTGAACAACGTAGCGCCCTTGACGCCAGCCGCGTTGCTTCACGGCGATGTCGCGTATCTCGCGGGCGCGGGCAGAGGTCAGGCGTTCCGGTCTCTCGTGCCCTGCGTGTTCGCGCATCCAGTCGAGCGCCTTGGCGTAGTCGCTCTTTGTCACGTCGGCCAGATCGGCGAAGGCAGGGGATCTCTTGTAGGCGACGACCATCGCGTGAAGCGTCCCGGCTTGCGGCATGAGACGCACGGGCGGTATAGCTGCGATCTCTGCGAGCATTTCGGGCGTCGCGTGCCACGTTCCCGCGATCCGCCGCGGCGCGTGCTTCAATCGTGTTCCGCTAGCGCGATGATAGGCGTACGTCCGCCCACGGCTGACGACGACCTTAATCCCCTTCATCTGCATCAGCATCGAAGTCCCCCCAAGCCTTTGGCTCAGAGGACTCCAACCCCGCCATGCGATCAAGCCATGACGACAGGTGGTCGAGCTTGATCCGCACTTCGCGGCCGATGCGAACGCGGGGGCCGTCATAGTGCTTGTCGAAGCTTTCGCGGCTTAGGCGACAACGCACTGCGGCTTCGTCGAGGGTGATCGCCTCGACGGGTCCGGCGTATGTGGCGGGTTCGGTCAATTGCCGCTGCCAGTGGAATCGTCGGACTCTTCAACAAAGCTCTTCGAGGATTGATCATGACCAAGGTCCAGGGCGTGCTTGCGTGCGGCGCGTGCGAGGTGCCGTTGAAAGGCCCGGCTCAGCCGAAGGCGGAAGATATTGTCGCGTGCCCCGACTGCGGGCGTAGCGACACATTCAAGCGCGCCAAGTCCGAAGCGGATAAATTCTTCAAGGATCAACTCGGCCGCGGTCTCAGCGGGGGCCTGGCGAAGCTCGCGCGACGAACTCCGGGCCTCACGCACAAGCCAGCTCACCGCGTTAAACGAGACTTCCGATTCATCTATATCAACGGGTGACGCGCTCATTCTTCTTCCTCAATAAAGCCGAGCAACTTCCCCCGCGCCAGCCGCAGCGCTTCGATCGCCACGTCGTCGGCGAGCGCTTCGATTGTATCGGTGTCCGGCTTTGGCGGTCGACCACGGCGCGGCTTGCTATTCGGCTCGATCGTCATCGTCGTCGTCAGGCCCACACGCTTCGATCAATGCCGCGAGGGCGCGCTTGAAGTCATCGAATTCGATCAGCTCACTCATTGCAAAGTCGCTCCGCGCCGTTCGATCTCGGCTTCGACATTCGCCTCTTCAGCACGCGCCTCTATGATCATCGCCGCCCACTGCGCAGCGCTCGGCACCTTACCGTTTGCGAGCCGTTCGCCGCCTCGCATGGCGCGCTTCACGAGCCGAGCGCCGCCGTCGCGCTGCGCGTCGGTGTATGCCTCAGTTATCAACGTGCGAAGATGCTCGGGATCGACTTGTCTGCACGCCTCCGCCGCGACGACTCGCAGCGACTGTGAAACGCCCGCCATGAGCGTTTTGACCTCCGCATCCGTCAGCTCGGCGAGACGATCGGTTGTGTCGCCGATCTTGGCGCGGATCGCTTGACAGGTTTCCGCGAGTTGTAGATCGAAGCTCATTGCGAATTCTCCGTAGTCTGAGTAGGTGACGCCCGCAGCGGCGTCAGATCGTCTCCGCCTTCCGCGGCCGGGTAGTTTTCAAGCCTTCGAATTTCGTTCGTTGTCAGAATGCCGGCGCGTCGCGCTGTCTCGTACGTTGACCAGCGTTCGGCCGGATCGCCGCGGAGAAGACCGCTAAGATTGAACTCGAAAAACAGCCCACTGCCGGCCGGTAGCAAACACCTTTCGAGTTCCGCCTCGACGCGGGACGCGAGGGGGTTCAGGGTTTGCGTGACAAGGTCTAAATAGGCGAACTTTGCGCTTGCGTACGCCACCGATCCGGACATTCCGAGAGCGGACGGATTGACGCCAAAAATTCGCGCAACATCCTCGGCGCTGAACTTGCGGCTTTCCAGCAGCTCCGCGTCCTCGGCGGAAAACTCGGTCGTTTCAAATTTCATCCCCTCTTCCAGAATGGGAACGTCGCCCGCATTCGCCGAGCCCGCGTAGTCGCGAAGCCATTCGCGCAAAATTTTCCGAGCTGGATCGCCGAGCTTGCCGGGAACGTTGAGTGTGCCGGATGGCCGCAGACCATTCGACGCGAGGGAGCCCGCAACTTCATTTTGCGCGATCGCCGTCTGCAAGGCGGCGCGGGCGATGCTGATCGGCGAAACGCCCAGCACGCCGTCCGCGTCGAGCTGATTGCGAACGTGCAAAATGTCGTCTTGTAGTAAGACGACGGGATCGCGCCCCGCGGTCGCGGTGACCTTGTATCGGAGGCCGCCAGACGCGAGGCGTTCAACGCTGACGGTCTCGGGCGCAAGCGGGACGATCTCGGCGAGCGCGCCGTCCCGGTCACGGATGAGGCGAGCGTAGAAATTGCCGCGTGTGTCCAAGTCTCGCGAGATGCGTTCGATCAAGCCGAAGCGGGTGAGCGTCGGCGACGGTTGCGCCAGCGCGCGAGCTGTCGAATCGTCGCGGACAAGCTCGCGTCCGCCGTCTTCAGTGCGACGGAATAGATCAAGCGGAACGGATGCGAGCAACGTCGCCTTCAGTTCGATCGCCCGACAGGCGACGGCCGAGTTGCTGAGCACGGCTTGCGGCGTGACGAACCCGCCGGCAGAGCGAGGCCGGACGAAGTTCTTTTCGACGTACGCCGGATCGTAAGAGCGCCGCTCATAGCCCAAAGCGCGGGCGATGCGATCAAACATCACGCACCCCCAATCCGAGCAGAGTGATGCGACGGCGCATAAATTCTGGCGTTACGCCGTCGAAGCCCGCGCGGGCTTGAACGGTCGTGCCGTCGTAAGCGGGCCGCCCGCCGCTGATGACGCTTATCTCGATCAAGTCGAGATCGATTAGCGTGCGCTCGGTTCGGTTTGCGCTCCAGCGTTCCTCGCGAACCGCGAAGCCGAAGCTCATCCCCGACAAGTCGCCGCGTTCGGCGAGGGCGAGTACGTCACGACCAAGCGTCGTTTCGGTGTTCAAGGTGATATCGAATGCCAAGCCAACGTCGTCCTCGCGCAGCTTGAGTGTGCCGTTTTTCGTACGAGCGAGCGGACGCGTCGCATCGTGATCCGCAAGTGCGACGATATCCGCGGCCGACGCGAGCGCGCGCTTGAACGCGCCTCGTGAAACGACCTCAGTGAAATTGCCGATCTTTGTCGGCGTGTTGAAGCGCACGACGTGGCCGACGAGGCGCCGGTCCTTCGTCGCGAGATGCGCTTCGAGTAAGCGCTTTTCCATGTTCCGTACTCCGATGGAATGATGACGGCCGGGCTGCGCGGCGACGCCCGAGGAACGTCGCCGCGCGCTCTCCGCGGCCCGAAACGGGGGAGGAAAGGCGACTCACCCCGACCGCGAGACCAACTAGGCCGTATTCATGTCCACCGCGCCGGCGAACGATTCTTCGTGGCGCAGAACGACGTCCGCAGTCATCAGGCCGCGGATTTGAACTCCGGCCTTCGTGAAGGCGTCAGACGTGAAGGGGTTAATAAGAATCTCCAAATCCCGCCAGATGCCTACAAGCGCATCCGACCATTTGCCGAACACGATTGCGCGGGCGGCGGGCGAGCCGTCGCCGCTGAGCGCGGTCGAGTTGAAATAGGAGTACCCGTACAGGTCTCGCGGGCTTTCCATGATGAAGCGTGAGTCGGTTGAACTGACGCGAACCGTCGATCTCAATTTCTTCGAGCACTGAGGATGCCCGATCCACGCGAGCGACCCGTCATCGATCAGGGCGTTGCTGGTCGCGAGAGACGCGATCAACTCCAGACCTTGCGCCCACGTAGGGGTTGCAAACGTGCCCGGCGTGATCGTTCCGAGAACGCCTGTGGGCTCGTCGTCGTCGACGCCGCCGACAAGCACCGCACTGTCGAGCGCCGCGGCAAACTGGCCGGCGAACGTTCGGCGGGCCAGCACTTCAACATCCGGCGAAGCCTGCAACAGAGTCGAATTCGAAAACGGAATGATCGCGCCCAAATGCTTGGGGCTCATCGTTCGCGAATTCACATCGATATCGCCCGGCGAAATGGCTTCGTCGTCTCCAATCCACTGAGCGGACGCGCCAGTATCGTTCGCAGGGGCGGCAAAGTTGCCCTGCAAACCGCGGACGGTGGTGACGCCGGCGCGGCCGGTGACGGCCTGAGCAACGAGTTCATCCGTATAAAGCTCAGGGTGATGCTCGGTGAAGATCGCGCCAGCACCGCCGCCAGCGGCGGTCACTGTCCGCTGCTCAACGTCGCCGCGCCGCGGCGTGTGCATCACTTCATACGGAATCAGCAAACCGCGAGTGGAGCGGCCCAAGTCCTTTTGGATTTGGTCGGCGACTTCGATCTCGCGGCCTGCGTCGACGCCGCGAACGCCAGCCATGTGTGCGATGGCGCGGACAAGCGAGAAGTCGCGACGGGCGCGATCATAGTCATTGAGGCCGGTGGACACGTCGCGCGCTTCGGCGCGGCGCTCAAGGTCGGCGAGCTTTTCGGCGCGAGCTTCTTCGGCGTTGAGCGCTTCGACTCGCGTTTCGAGTTCGCTGAAGCGCTTGGACGCTTCGTCTGAGAGATTGCCGCCATCGGCGGACTCGTGCAGGCGCCGCATTTCGTCGACGGCGGCTTTCCGCTCGCGGCGGATTTCATGCAGTTTTTTCATTGGGGGACCTCGGGGGAGCGAGATTGAGCCGCGGGCTCTCAGCGATCGCGGCGTACACTGACCATCAGTGCACGCTCTCAAAAGGCCCGAGAATTATTTTACCCTCAACGTGCCGATTGAGCGCTCGCCCCTCAGGCGAAATGGGTTTCGCCCCTGTGGCGAAGGACGAACAACCAGAGAACATTTAGGGATCAAATAGTGCACGCAAAAATCCGGCGTTAGCCGCCGGTCTAGGATCGGCGGGTTCTGCAAAAAATCTGGGGTATATGGACCGTTAGAATGGTAGCGGCTGAATCGGATCAGTGAGCGTGAAGATTTCGTCCGAACCCGGAATCTTGAAGCGCTTTTGACTGTCGTCGGCGGGCGTTAGCAGCGTGCCGTCTGCAAGTTCCCATCGCTTCATTCCATCTATCGAGTAGAGCCGGTCCTGGGTTCGGACTTCAATCACTTCGCCGTAGCAGTGCAGCGTTATCGACCTGCCGTCAGCGTCAGCGGCACTGTAGCGAAGCCCACGATATCCCATGACACAACCTCCAGTTAATAGTGAAACTATAACGCGAGTCGCGGCGTCGGCCTAAAGGCGCGGACGTTCGAGTTTTCCACAGGCCAGCAGGCCAAGGCTGTTCGGCAGCGCGGCGAATCAGGGTGCAGCTGTGCTGCACCCAAGAAGGAGTAAAGGTTCGATGAAACCAGAAACAAAACTCAAGGCCGAGCGCGCATTGGCCATGCGCCGAGACGGCATGACTTATAAGGCGATCGGTGAAGCGCTGGGTGTCTCCGGATCGAGGGCCAGCCAGCTCGTCTGGCGACAAGAGCGCATGCTTGAGGCTTCGGCCCGGCGTCAGCGTGCGCGGCATGCATGGCGGGGCGAGGCCCCTGATATCAAGCTGTCGGATGCCGGATGCACCATGCTCATCGCCAACCGGCTGCGGCGCAACGCTGACGTCGAAACCGTCCAGCAGCTTCGGGCTTTCGCGCAGAACCCTGAAGCCGTCCAATCCCTCGATGACGGTCGGACGTTGGGGCGCAAGGCGCTCACCGAGTTGAAGAATTTCATCAGCTCGATGGAATAGGCCAGCCGCGATCGTGTTAGAAGCGTGCGCGCCGCGCCATGAAGCGCGCGCACGCTAGGGGGGTATGGGGGAGACGCGCGCGAGGTTTGACGCCGGAGGAGCGTGAGAGGAGCGAGGCGCGAAATCCCAATAACCATAAGGGAATCCGCGAAAACCCCACGCTCCTCTAATTTCCGCGCTTCAGAGGAGCGCGTCACTGCGGCGAACCCCCTGCAAGCGCGATAAATGAGCGATCGTGGCCGCTGACGCGGCGTGTTTGGACGACAATCCGCTTGGCCTTGAACAGCCGGCGCATCGCAGCCGCGAGCGCCTTCTTTTTGACGTGCTTCGCCGCGGCCTCTTCCTCCCGTGCAAAGACAGTCGGGGCGTAGCTCGCGCCGGCCGCAGCGTTCACATAGCGACCCTCTTCGGCGTAGCGGGCGAGAATTTCGAGGAAGAGCGCGTCAACATCAGCGTCCGTGAACGCTTTCGCGTCGCCCCCGTCGCAGGCGACGAACACGCCCCGCTGCCATCGGATATCGATCCTCTTCCCGAGCGCACCCCGGTTGTTCTTTTTCACCTCAAGAACGCGTTCGTCGGGATCATCGTCTTCGCCGTCTGGCCGCGTGAGATAGAGCCGCGAGCGCACACTATTGTTCCAGTGCGTCGAGCCGCTTAGCCCGGAGCCGCTCGCCATTCCGCTGAGGCTGGGATGCGCAAGGATGACGATCGTGCAGCCGGTCCGGTGACAGAGCCCGCGAAGCTGACCGACGAACCAGCGAACTTCTGGCCGGACGATTTCATTCCCGCCGAACACGTCCGCAAGACTGTCGAGCACCACGACGGCCGGCCGCAACTCCTCAACGCGGCGTACGAGCGCGTCATAGAGCGCGGTCATCGCCAGTCGTCCGGCCTGCGGCGCGGCGAGCAAGGCGTCAACCTCCGCAAGCGGCGCAATGTGAAGGTCCGTCAGCTTCGCAAGGTCCAAGCTCGCGTGTTTGCAGATCGCCGCCAGCCGCCTATGGATTTCGTCCAACTCGTCCTCGGCGGACAAATAGAGCGCGCCGCCTTTGGCGACGACGCGGGATAGCCAACTCGTGTCGCTAGCGACGGCCACTGTGAGCTGAAGCGCCAGCAGCGACTTCCCAAGCCCGCCATCGCCGCTCAATAGGCACGGCTGGCCGGCTGGTATGAGGTCTCGCGCAAGCCATTGCTGCTTTGGGATTTTTTTGCCCGCGAAGCTCGCGGCGCTGACGGTGTGGAGTGACTGGACCGGCGGCTCAGGTGGAGCATCGGAAACGGGCGGGGGACTGAACGTCTTCGCCACATGGCGCGCTTTGCGACGCTCTGCGCCGCGTATCGATCGATCAATTTCGCCAATCCGGTCACGCCAACGGCGGGGCTCGTCTTCACGCCATTCGGCCTCATTGAACGCCGCGACGATCTCAGTCTTGTCGACACCGATCATCGTGAGGAAATTCACCGCGTCGTGAACTTCGACACCGTTACGAATCGCGTCGAGCGCACTCTGTTTGTCATGTCCGCTTCCGCCCCTGGCCCGCGACGCAGGCGCGCCAATCGGCTGAAGTTCGTCGGCCTCGTCAATGCACCTCATACGGCACACCTTCAACGCGACCATATCTGAACGCCTGACTCATCGTGAAACTTTCACTGGTCAAAATTCCGCCGAGTGCGCCGTTAAGGCGCTCAATCAACTCAAGCCGCGCCTCGGGCGGGCGCTCTTGTGCGAGCGGGCAGAGAACGCGCCAGCGCGGGGCCTCGGGATGATGAGAGGGCGTCGTATAGATCAGGCCGACGACGCCAGCGGAGCGCAGCATTTCGGCGGCTTCTTCCGGCGTGATTAGTTCGCCGTCGTAGTCGCCCTCAACCCCTGAGATCGCGAGCATGTTGTCATTTGAGCGCAGTGAACCGAGTTCCGTCCGCTCATCGCCGAAGCGCGCCAGCTTTAGAAACGGCGTCACCTCTTTGGAAGGATAAATCTCGGGTGCGCGCAGCCATTCGCAGATGTCCGGCCATGTCGTGCTGACCTCGCGGGCGTGACGGCCCGTTTGATCGGTAAACAGAGTAATATGCATTATCGATCGGGCTCGAAGAGCGCGCGGAATTCGTCGATCTTGCAGAACTCGCGATAGGCCGCCTGACCGTCCTCAACATCGCGAACAACGATCACGAATTCTGAGAGCATCGCCATCGCCAGCTCATCGCGGGTCATGGTCTGGCGATCTGAAAAACAGGCGCCCGTTGTGAAATCATATTGATCAGACCAGCTGGAGCGATCCGGCCACGGCCCCACACGGCATGCGCCGGCGGGCATGGACCAAGCAATCATGGAATCGAGATACCGCATGCCTTGGAAGCTGCGGTTTGGGGATTTTACCCGCTACCGCCGCTTGCGGTCGCCCCGGCCGGCTTTGATCTTCGCACGCCGCCACAGTTGCTCGCCGACGCGCTCGCGCACGTACGCGGAGGCCTTGGCTTCAGATTGAAAATGCTTGCCGTCCGCGGCGGCTGCGTCGCGCGCCATCTTGCCCGCGCCGCGGCGGCCTGCGGCAAGCATTTGTGACCATAGTCTCTGAATAGCGGACGGCGGACGCGCTGGACGTATCTTGACGCCTACGTAGACCGCCGCCTGATCAACTTCGATCTTCGGCCGCCAGCCGCTCGGCCGCACGATGCGAGCCCGCATCAGCTTGGTAGTCAGCGCGGCCCTTTCGGCGTCGAATCCTTTCGGCGGCGGAGGCGGACGCTTCTCGACGCGCCACCGCGAGCCGTCGTGGACTAGCCGATGCGAGGTGAACGGGTTCATCATCCGCACGAGGATACCCGAAAGGCGCGCAGGCTTCAGCCGAACAATTCAGTGTTTTCCAGTTTCATCGGGCGACGATATGGGGTTCGTCATCCGTTCACGGCGCGCTTTCCAAAAAATGCATTGAAAACAAATGGTTACGTGCGGATTTGCAGTCCTCTGCGTAACCACTCCGCCACGGCGCCGCGCCCGTCCGGCGTTGCGTGCCGCCGGCGGGAGCCTCGCTCTTACATAAGGATCCGGCCGCCCGCAATCAGCCTCGCGCGAATCAAAGCCGACCCGCCGCCGGTTGCGCGGTTTCCTTGGGCGGGGGCGGCGGCTAACCTGCCGTTGCGGAGCCGCCGGGCGGCTTGGGGAGGGGTGCCCATGACGAGATTGACCGAGCGGACTTGCGCCGCGCGCCGCCTGGCGGGCGCCGACTGATGAGCACCGCCTTCCCGGACGATCCGGCGGAAGAGGCGCCAGCCCCGCCGGCGGATTTCAGGCGGGTGGCGCCGCTCTGGGGATGGCTGCGCGGCCTGCTGATCGCCTACATCGTCGTCAACGCGGTCTTTCTGGTCGCGCTGCTCGTCAACATCGGGATCTGGAACCTCGCCGATTCGCCCGAAGCGGTGGAGATCG